CGCCCGCGGGATGGCCGGCCAGTACGGCGCTCCGGTCAAGGTGCTTACGAAGGAGGAGGCCAGCCAGCTTGCCACCATCATGCGCACCGGCCGGACCGAGGACCGCGTGCAGATGCTTGGTGCGCTGAAGGCCGCGATCCCCGACCCGCGCGCCTACCAGGCCACCATGCAGCAGATCGCCCCCGACAGCCCCGTCACGGCCTGGGCGGGCGCGATCATGGGCCGCCGGCCGCAGGTGGAAAGCCGCGTGTTCTCGCCCAACATCGAGACCCAAGCCGATCGCGCCGCGCAACTGCTGCTGAAAGGCGAAGGGCTGCCCAACCCATCGCGCGCCGCCCAGAAGGAGGACGGCAAGCGCCAGCCGTTTCCGATGCCGTCTGGCAATGAGGATCTGCAGAAGGTGTTTGCCGATGCGATGGGCACTGCGTTCGGCAGTCGAGCGGACGCCTACCAGGTGGGCCTGCAGGCGACCAAGGCGATGTACGCCGCGCTTTCGGCCGAGGAGGGGGACTACTCCGGGCAGCTCGACTCGACGCGGCTGCGGCGCGCCATCCGGCTCGCCACCGGCGGCGTTGCCGACGTGAACGGCAAGACCGTGCTTCCCTGGGGCATGGACGAGAGCACCTTCCGGGATGCGGCGTACAAGCGCCTGACCGATCTTCGCGAGGCGGGTGCGATCGGCTTTCCGCAGCAGCAGCTCTCCCGCATGGGGTTCGAAGCCGCGGGCGACGGGCAATACCTCGTGCGCTCGGGCACCGGCTACCTGCTCGACAAGAAGGGCACGCCGGTGCGCCTCAACCTGCTCGACCAGGCGATGCAGCCCACCGGGTTCGTGGATGCGCAGGGCCGGCGGATCGTTGACCAGGTGCCGCGCTGATGTTCGACTTTAACCCCCAGGCGCAGGCCGACCAGATCCGCAACGCCCAGACCAACCCGCTCACCGGCGCGGATCTGGCGCCGGGGTTCTTTTCGGGGTCCATGACCGCCCCGTTCACGGGATTCGCGCGGGGCGTCATTGCGAAGCCCGCGCAACTGCTGGGCGACGCCGCCACGCCGATCCTCATGAGGCCGGCCAAGTCGGTCGACAGCATCCTCGGCACGGACGTCGCTGGTTTCCTTGAGGCCGAGCGCACGAAGACCCGGGAGTTCACGGCCTCAGTGCGCGCCGATCGCGAGGCAATGGGCCTTGCCGGGCAGATCGTGTCGCAGTTCGGCACGGTCATCGCGCAGACTCTGGCGACGGGGCCGGTAGGAACGGCCATCCTGCAGGGCTACACGGAGTCGGTTGTCGCGCAGACCAAGGGCGTCGACCGCAACACCGCCAACCTCTTCGGGGCGATCCAGGGGCTCGCCACCGGCGTCGGTGTCGCCCTGCCCATGTCGCTTGGGCTCAAGACCGGCTCGGACCTGCTCTACGCCGCGGCGGCCAACGCCGTGCCCAACCTCGCCGCCCGGGGCGCATCCGGAGCGCTGCTCGAGCAGGCCGGCTACAAGGAGATGGCCCAGCAGTACCGGGCGCTGGATGCCGAGGCGATCGCGGCGGACGTGATCCTCGGGGTGGCGTTCGCCGGGGCCGGGCGGGTGATCCAGTCGCTCGCGGAGCGCGTGAAGCCCTCGGACGTCGATGCCGCCCTGACGGTGAAGGCGCGCACCCACCTGGAGATCGACAGCGCCCCCGGGGTACCGCGCGATCCGGTGTCGCGGGATCTGCATGTGCAGGCGATCACGCGCGCCGTCGACGATCTGATTGCCGGGCGCCCGGTTGACGTCGCGTCTCTGACGGCCGACGCGAACTTCGAGCCGGTGTCCCGCGGGCAGGTCGCCAGCGTGTTCGACGCCGAGGTGAAGCGGATTGTCGATGAGGCCATCGCCGCACAGGCCGCAACCGTTCGTTCGGCCGACACGCCGGGCTTCCTGCGAAGCGCCGAGGATATGGTGGCGCTGCGAGACGAGACCGCGCCGTCGCCGCTATCGCCAGAGGTCGCGCGCGTGGTGGACGTCGCCCGCAAGCCCGGCTTCCAGCGCACGGCCGAAGAGAAGGTCCTGCTCGATGCAGTGACCGGCGGGCGCGCCTCTGACGTGCTGGACGGCCCCAAGGCGATCCCGGAGGCGCCTGCGGCGCCGGCTGACGCTGCCCAGGCGCCCGCCGCTCGCCCTGCCGAGCCCACCGCCGCCCCCACGCAGGCCGAGTCGCCAGAGGTCGCCGCAGCGCGCCAGACGCTGGCCGAACTGCCAGAGCTTCGGGTGGTCGACGACGACGGCAACATCACCACCGCGGCCGACCTGATGGCCCGCGCCGACGACGCGGTCACCACGGCCCGCACGGAATCGAAGGCGTTCGATGCCGCGGTCAACTGCCTGCTGAGGTTCGGGACATGAGAGCGGAATGCGTCCAAGCTGTTACCCAGGCCATCGGCCGGTCCCTGAACCAGGCCGAGCTGAAGGACATCGAGAACCGGCTGCGCCGCAGCATGCGTGCGGTAGCGGCAGAGGACCCGCAGGCGTTTCGCGGGCTCTCCGTGCAGGAGCGCCTGCAGCAGGGCGCTGCACGCGCCGCCCAAGAACTCGTCCACGAGGCCGAGAAGAAGAAGGCCCGCACGGCGCTCACCATCATGGCGCACGACCGGATCGGCAACTACCTCGCCGAGCAGCGTTCCACGGGAAACATGACGGGTCTCCAAGCGTTGAAGCGCGTGCTCGCGTTCCACTCGGACGGGAAGTCGAACTTCCTGAGCATCGAGACCCGGGCCGACGCGATCAAGAAGAACGCGATCCGCCAGATGCTCGACACCTTCGAGGCCACCGACCCGAGATTCTTCGGGCTCTTCGAGAACCCGGAGGGGGTGCGCGCGCTCACGCTGGAGCTCTTCGGCATGGATTCCGGGGTGCCGGCCGCCAAGGCGGGTGCCAAAGCGTGGCTGGAAGGCACGGAGGCGCTGCGCCGCAGGTTCAACGCTGCCGGCGGCGACATCGGCAAGCTGGAGAGCTGGGCCGTCCCGCAGCATCACTCGCAACTGCGGGTGAGCAAGGCCGGCCGCGACGCCTGGGTGCGCGAGACCCTGCCGCTGCTCGACCGGGCGAAGTATTTCAACGAGGACGGCTCGGCGATGAGCGACGCCCAGCTCGTCGACTTCCTCGGGCAGGCCTGGACAACGATCGCCACCGGCGGGGTGAACAAGATGACCCCGGGGCAGGTGACGGGCACGGGCGCACGGGCCAACCGCGGCAGCGAGTCGCGCCAGATCCACTTCGCCGGCCCGGACGAGTACCTCGCCTATCAGGCGAAGTTCGGCGAGCGCGACCTCTACTCCGTCATGGTCGGGCACGTGGGCGGGATCGCGAAGGACATCGCGATGGTCGAGACCCTCGGGCCCAACCCGAACCACGCGTACCGGCTCATGCGGGACACGATGCTGCAGGCCGAGTCGATGGCGGACCCGAAGAAGTCGGGCAAGTTCGAGGAGCAGGCCGTGAGCCTGGACAACCTCTACAACTACGTCGCGGGCCGCACGCAGCCGATCGCCAGCGAGCGCATGGCGCAGGCCTTCGACACGCTGCGCAACTGGCTGATCGCCTCGCGGCTGGGATCGGCCTTCGTGACGTCGTTCTCGGACGAGGCGACGCTGCACCTCACGGCACGCCTGAACAACTTGCCGGAACTGCAGCTCGTGGCAAACCAGCTGTCCACGCTCAACCCGGCGAACCGCGGCGAGCTGCGCATGGCGCGCCGCGCCGGCCTCGCGCTCGACACCATGCTGGGAGAGCTCAACCGCTTCGGCAACGAGCACCTGGGCAACACCGCCAGCAGCCGCGTCGCGAACACCGTGATGCGCCTGTCGGGACTGAACGCGATCACCGATGCGCGCCGGCGGGCGTTCGGCGTGACGATGATGGACACCATCGGGGCGCTCACCCGGGAGGTCGACAGCGTCAAGGCGCTCGACTCGACCGACTGGCGCATCCTCAAGAGCAAGGGCATCACCGAGCAGGACTGGCAGGTCTGGCGCATGGCCAAGACCGAGGACTGGGACGGGCGCAACACCACGATGCTCACGCCCGAGGCGATCGCGCGCGTCCCGGACGCCAAGATCGCCGCGGCGTTCCCCGACGCCAACCCCACGCAGATCCGCGAGGAGGCGATCACCAAGCTGCTCGGCACGGTGATGGAAGAGGTCGACATGGCCGTCATCCAGCCCGGCGCGCGCGAGCGGGCGATGATGGGCGCGGGGCTTCAGCGCGGCACCCTGAAGGGCGAGCTCACCCGCTCGTTCTTCCTCTTCAAGTCGTTCCCGATCGCCATGATCATGCGTCACTGGGAGCGGGCCATCGGGGCGATGCCGACCACCGCCGGCAAGGCCGGGTACATCGCCGCGCTCATGGCGTCCACCACCGTGCTCGGGATGGCGAGCATGCAGGTCAACGAGCTGCTCAACGGGCGCGATCCGAAGAACATGAACCCGTTCGACGGCAAGAGCGGGGTCAAGAACTGGGGGGCGGCGCTGCTCAAGGGCGGCAGCCTGGGGATCTACGGCGACTTCCTGTTCTCGGAATCCACGCAGCACGGTGGCGGGCCGCTCGCTGCCGTGCAGGGGCCGGTGTTCAGCCTGTTCGAGGATGCGATCGGCCTCACCCAGGGCAACCTCGTGCAGATGGCGCAGGGCAAGGACACGAACTTCGGCGCGGAGCTCGTGCGCTTCGTGAAGAGCAACACCCCGGGCGCCAACCTCTGGTACGCGAAGGCGGCGCTCGACCATCTCGTGTTCCACCAGCTGCAGGAGATGATGAGCCCGGGTTACCTCGGGCGCATCCAGAGTCGGGCGCGTCGGGAGTTCGGGCAGGAGTGGTGGTGGACCCCGGGCGAGGTCATCCCCGACCGCGCTCCGAATTTCGCCGCAGGCGTCGGTCAATGAACCGCCACAGCCAGACCGTGCCGAAGTACATCGCCGCGATGGCCACGGCTGCCACGATGGCGTACGGCCACCCGGCCGAGTTCGGGTCGTCCATCGTGTTGCGCGGGACCCACCCACCGATCCACATCACGCCGGCCCCGATCGCGCCGCTGACGAGCAGGAACAGGTTCGCGCCGATGAATTCGAGGATCTTGCGCATGGGCCGCACAGTGTAGGGGCAAACATGAAGCCTGAGCAAATCACCCGATTGACCGAGCTCGAGCAGGCCCTCGTCGACGTGTTCGCAGTGGAGGCCGATCCGTCGAAGTGGCCGAAGAAGGATCCGGAGGCTCGCTACCGGGCGAAGCGCAACGCAGCCGCGACGCTGCAGCTCGCCCGCGGCGTGCAGGTGCTGCTGCGCGCGGTGTCCGGTGGGGACGGGGATCACCCGCCGCCCGCGGAAAGGCCGCCGGCAGAGTCGACTACCCCGGAAGGGGCAACGCTGGACCCACGGGCAGCCATCGCCCAAGAGGCAGCCAGTCTCGAACGCGCGGCCCGGTCGATGCTGAGAAAGCATGGCCAGAAACCGCATTAGCTTCGTCGCCTTCTTCCTGAAATGGGCGGAGTACAAGCGATGGAAGGTGCCGCTGTTCCACGTGCAGGTGTGCGCCTGGCTCGAATCGTTCGAGCGGATCGGCGTGCTGATGGCGCTGCGCGGGGGAGCGAAGTCGAACATCCTCGGCTGCTACATCGCGTGGCGCCTGTGGGAGGACCGCAACTACCACGCGCTCGTGCAGGGGGCGGACGACAAGCTCGCCCGGAAGGTGGCCCGGCACGCGAAGGACGTCATCCGCCGGCACCCGTGGCTGCGCGACGAGAACATGATCAACCCGGCCGACTGGGCGACCGAGCGCTTCAGCGTGCTGGGCAACGAGGAGGTCCGCGACCCGTCCGTGGCGGCCCACGGGATCATGAGCAACGTCACCTCCTCGCGCGCGACCGAGGCGATCAACGACGACGTCGAGGTTCCGAAGAACATCCGCACGCCGGATGCCCGCGAGAAGCTGCGCGATCGGCTCGACGAGCAGACGCACATCCTGGTCCCAGGCGGGCGCAAGCTCTACGTCGGCACGCCGCACACCCACGACAGCCTGTACGAGAAGCTCGAAGCGGAGGGCGCGGACGTCCTGCGCATGCCGCTTTTCTCGAAACACGTGCGCTACGAGGACGCCGCCACGCTCTCGCAGCGCGCGTTCCCGTTCAACTTCCAGGCCGATGCGGACGGGCTCTACGTCTTCATGGGCATGAGCCTGCTGCGCGAGGGGTTCGACTACACGGTCGAGGGCCAGAGCGTCGTCTTCGATCGGGCGCCGGGCGGGGTGATCGACATCTATGCCGGCAACATCTGGCCAGACCGGTTCACGCGCGCGGAGATTGCGCACCGCCGCAAGGAGTCGCGCACCCTCAACGCCTGGGACAGCCAGTACCAGCTGTCGGCCCGCCCGCTGCATGCGGTGCGCCTGGACCCGGACCGGATCATCGCGTACGAAAAGGAGCCGACGATCACCGTCGCCAATGGCGAGGTGCGGATGATGCTCGGAAACGTGCGCATCGTCGGCGCGGTGTGCTACTGGGACCCGGCTCTGGGCAAGCCCGGCACGCACGACTCGGTCGCCTCTCTCATCCTCACGGACGAGCGCGGCAAGCTTTACTGGCACGTCGCGCAGGAACTGCAGGGCGACGTGTACGACGAGTGGCAGGCCGAGAACAGCCAGTGCCACCAGATGCGCGAGATCGCGCTGCGCTTCCAGCTGGAGAACGTGCACGTGGAGACCAACGGCCCCGGCACCTTCATCCCGCCGCTGCTGCGCCGGGCCCTTGCCGGCACCGGGGTGGGGGTAATTGAGGTGAACCGCAAGGGCAACAAGGAGAAGTACATCCTGGACGCGCTGGAGCCCCCGATCTCCGGCCGCTTCCTGTGGGCGCATGCGTCCCTGTGGAACGGCAAGCTCATCAGCCAGATGCGTGACTGGATTCCTGGGGTGGAAGGTCAGGAGGACGACTACATCGACTCCGGCGCTGGGGCGGTCAAGCAGACCCCCATCCGGATCGGCAAGGTCGTCGGCAACGTCCTCGCGTTGCCGCCCAAGAAGGCATGGCGCCCGTCGAGTGGCGTCCACGATATCGCAGTCGAATTCTAGGAGCACATCATGCCCGTACCCGCCTATCCCGGACCCAATACCGCCACCGGCAACGGTGTCACCACGGTTTTTCCCTACTCCTTCCGCATCCTCGCCGAGGCCGACCTGCGGGTGAGCGTCGACGACGTCGTGAAAACCCTCACGACGCACTACACGATCTCGGGTGTCGGCGACTCCGGCGGCGGGAATGTCACGTTCCTCACCGCACCGGCCAACGGCGCGGACGTGGTCATCGAGCGATCGCGCGCCTACACGCGCACGACGGACTACCAGCGCAACGGCTCGTTCGACGAGCAGACCGTCGACGCTGACTTCGACGCGGCGATCATGCTGATCCAGCAGCTGCGCGAGATCACGCGGCGGATACCGCAGCTCGCGGCCGGGACGACGCTGCTCGACCTCGCGCTTCCCAGTCCTGGCGCCGGGGAGTACCTGCGGTGGAACGCAGGCGGGACCGCGCTCGAAACCGTCGACCTTGTCGGGCAGCTGACAGGGACGCCGGCCGTCTCCGCCTTCATGGAAACGCTGCTGGACGACGCGAGCGCCCGGGCAGGCAGGCAAACCCTGCTCACGCACAAGAAGGGCTCCGATGTCGCGAGCGCCAGCACCATCAACCTAGACACCACGACCGGGGACGTCGTTGACGTCACGGGCACAACGTCGATCACGGCGATCACGCTCTCCGAGGGCGAGGAGCGCACCGTCCGCTTTACCGGCGCGCTCACCCTGACGCACGGCGCGAGCCTCGTCCTTCCCGGTTCGGCCAGCGTCACGACGACGGCCGGGGACGTCGCGGTATTTCGTGGCTATGCGGCCGGCGTCGTGCGCTGCACGGCGTACCAGAAGGTCGACGGCGGGGCGCCTCGCGGCGGCTGGGTGCTGCTAGCGGAGGAAACAGCGTCGGCGAGTGCCACCGTCGATTTCGTGACCGCTGACGGGCTCAATGCGACCTATGACCAGTACATGGTCACCTTCACCAAGGTGAAGCCTGCCACCGATGACGTCTACCTAGGCCTGCGGATCGGCACGGGCGCCGGCCCGACCTACCAGACGGCGAACTACCAGTACGCCGGGCGCATGTCCGGCCCGAGCGCAGGCGCGGATGTCGGCTCGGCTTCCGACGATCGCATCGCCCTGTCGCGCACTGGAGCCGGGCAGGGGGTCGGGTCTGCGACCGGGGAACTGATCCATGGCGTCGTGTACTTCGAACACCCGACAGACACGACCGACTACCACGTATTCCGAGCGGAAACCGGCTATGTCAGATCGGATGCGGCCGTCATCGATTATCGGGGCTCCGGCACATACGGCGGCGCCGCAGCTGCGATGACCGGGCTGCGCTTCCTGTTCTCGTCAGGGAACATCGCGTCCGGGACGTTCCGGCTCTACGGGCTGCGCAAGTGATGCGCGCGCTGCCGCTATTGCTCGCGCTCCTTGCCTGGCCCCTGCACGCGATCGAGCCGGTCGCGTGGCCGAATCCATCGGTCGCCTGGGCCAATACCACGTGGCAAGGAGACTACGACACCCACGGCCAGCCGAACCTGCGGCCGGGGCGGTGGAACGTCGTCGACCTGCGCAGTTACGCGCCGCCCGGCGCGACCAATGCGCTACTGAAGGGGATTCTGGTTATCACCCACGGCACGCAGGCTGCACAGTGCGAGCTCGTCGTTTGGTGGCGCAAACCGGGCGAGTTCGGCACCGCAGGGTCTTACATCTCGCAGACCGTATCCGTTGTCCCTGGAGGCGGTGTGCGCACGCCGGATTCTGTTCTTGTGCCGCTCAAGGATGGCACAGCGGAAATGTGGTGGGACGCCAACCCGGCCGGCATGCCCGCGCATCCGGAGGGCTGCGCCTGGGGTTTCACCTATCGACTACAGGCCGTCATCCGATAAGGAAAAGAACATGAACGACCAGCCCATCACGATCACCGGCACCCGCCTCGCCACGCTTGAGCACCGCGTCGACGGCATTCACGACGCGGTATCGGAGATCAGCATCAATGTGGCGATGATGCGCGACGCGATGGAACAGTCGGAGCGCGAGGCCACGGAATCGCGCCGGTCGGTGAAGCGCGACCTCGCCTGCGTGGTCGAGAAGACCTCAAAGTACGTCCCCATGCTCGAAGAGATGGCGGCGCGCGAGGCGATAAGGAAAGATCGCCGCGAGAAGATCAAGACACAGGTGATCGGCTGGGGCTTGGTTGCGGTGCTGGGCGGGATTGGGACGGCTGCCTATCAGTGGGCGCAGAAAGCCATCGCGGTCGTCAATGGGGGTGCCGAGTGACCTACCCCTTCCACCCCATCCTAGACGCCGCCATGGCGCTCCTGCCGCCGTCCATGGACAGCCTGGAGTCTCGGGCCATGCTCTACGCTATCGCGCGGCAGGAATCGCGCCTGCAGTACCGCAGGCAGATCGGCGGCCCGGCCCGGGGCTTCTGGCAGTTCGAGCAGGGCGGCGGGGTGCGGGGGGTGGTCGAGCACACGTCCACGCGTGTCCTGCTGCTGTCGGTGCTGGAGCAGCTGCGCTACGAGCCCGTCGTCCCGGTGCTGTACGCCGTCATCGAGCACAACGACATCCTCGCGGCGGTGTTCGCTCGGCTCCTGCTCTACACCGTGCCGCAGAAGCTCCCCGGTCCGGACGACGTAGAGGAAGGCTGGCGGCAATACCTGTGGGCGTGGAGACCGGGCAAGCCGCACCCGCAGACCTGGGCCGAGTTCTACCGGGAGGGGTGGGCGGTGACGGGGCGGTAGGTGTGCATTTCCCCGCCCCCTTCCGGCTTCGGCGCGGGCGGCAGGGGCATCCAGTAGTTGGGCTTGCGGTGCTTATGCGGCCAGATCCACGCCCCATTGCCACCATACGCTTCGTGCAGCCAATTCCCGTTTGCGATGCTCCCACCCGGCTCATCAAGCAACAGCACTTCGCAATCCCTCGGCGCCGTCTCGATCGGCTGCCACGCGCTCGGCGCGGGCTGTGCTGCGAGGTAGTCAGCGTCGGCGCGGAGACGAACAGCGAGGCGATAGACTTCCTTGTCCGCGACGAAGCACGCCATGCCATCTAAAAATTCCGCCGCACGACGCATCTCGTCCGCAGTCATGTCTGCTCCTTGGTGGCGAGGGCAGCGCGCAGTTGGTCCCACGCCTCGTGCTTGCGATCACTGATGCGCAGCACTTCTGCGGCAGCGGCTAGAACCTTGGCGTTTACCTCTGCGCTTCGTGCTAGCAGCGCATCCCGCTCCGCCTCGGCCTTCATCGCGCGCTCGTGCCAGTACATCATCGCCGCGCTAGGCTCTGTCGGTGCGGAAAGCTTGGCAGCGTTCGTGCGGTGCTCCTTAGCCGCGCACCCGTGCGTGCGGCAGATGGTGGGGTGACTGCACCCAGCACAATGCCTCATGGGCGCTCCTTCCTGGCGGCGTCGATGGCGGATGCATACGCCCGGAGATCGTCCATGTGTCTCCGCCACCGCTCCGCATCCGCCCGCAGCGCATTCCGCTCGGCCTCGGCCCGCTCCCGGGCGGCGCGCTCGGCGGTGAGGGCGCGCTCGAAGTTACGCGCAACATCGGAGTCCACGTACTTCGCGCCACAAGGGCACAGCGCTTCGCATGCATCCGTTCTCGGCGTCGGCGTCTCGCTCATCGCGGCATCTCCCTCACCCGCAGATCGGCGGGCCACTCGGCCGGGTCGCCGCCCTTGCGGTCGTCCAGCGCCGCGCACCGATCGCCGCAGTGCATCCCTTCGAGCGCCTCGTGGAAGTCGCACATCCCGTCCTCGTAGTCGCACTCGTCAATCATCAGTCGAGCCGCGCACCAGCCCCGAGGCCGCGCCCCAAGCTGCTTGACGAAGCACGGCACGCCCGCGCGCTTGCACTGCTCGACGGCGCGCCTGATCCAGGCCACGTCGCACGGCCGAGCGCCGGGGCCGGACTCGCCGCCGACGATGAGCCAGTTGATTCCCACGTTTAACGCTGGCCCGCTCTTCCTCCACGGCATGCCAAATGAGAAATCCACCGGCCCGAGCGCCGGCTCATACGAGACGAACCGCACCGCGGCCGACGTCTGGAGCAGCAGCGGGATGCGCTCGTCGGCCGTGGCCTGGTCCTCGACACTGACGCCGAGCCAGACGTTTCTGAGCGCAGGCATGGGATTGAAGCCGTTGTGCGAAAGCTGGTCGGCGAGGTACATGCCGCGCGCATCGTTCTGCGCGAAGCGTAGGCGCGAGCAGAAATCCAGCATCCGGGCCGGCCGCTTTGTGAGGATCTGGAACGTGTGGGCTGCTACGAGTTTCCCGTGCTCACCGCCGATCTCCCCCGTCCAGCCGTTCGCGCATTGGCGCATCACGTCGAACACCTGCAGGATCGCTTCATCCGGCAGCCGCTCGTGAAACAGGTCGCTCATGCTGTTGACGAACACGCGCCGCGGCGATCGCCAGCGCAGCGGCGCGTCGAGCAGTTCGGGCACGAGCCGCACTTCGCCCGTCCAGGCCGGCCCGTGGCTCGTGCGCTGGATCAGCCCTGCGTATCCGGACTTGATCTGCCGGATCGCCTGCCGTTCGGCGTAGCAGTGCATGCAGCCGGCGGAGACGCGAGAGCAGCCGCGGATGGGATTCCACGTCGCGTCCGTCCATTCGATTCCCGTTTGGTCGCTCATGACTCTCCGCTCCCATCGCACCGCGGACAATCGTCATACCCGTCGCCGTGGATGCATTCGCCGGACCCTATGCACAGGTCGTCGCAGCAGACGAGGACTTCACCTTCGCCGTCGCACTCCGGACACACGCCGTGCTCGTCTTCATCCTCGAAGCAGTCGGGATGCTCGCTCATCCCTCGCCCCCTTCCGGCTTCGGCGCCCCCGCGTCCATCACTCCGCCTCGACCGTAGCCCGCCGCGAGCGCCGCGCCTTCGGTGCGGGCGTCGTTTCACGCTCGGCCGGTTCCGTCTCGTCTTCGGGCTCGTTCGTCTCATCGAACGCCGGATTGCTCGACGTGCCCGGCCCCTGCGTGCCGTCGATGACGCCGGACTGCTCGGCCTCGGGCTCGCTGCGGATCTCCTCGACGGTGATCTCGATGGCCTTGCCCTCCAGCATCATCGCGAGCTTGCCCATGTACTCGGGGTGCTCCTCGACGTCCGGGTGCCACTGAACCCTGAAGCGCGCCTCCACGCTGCCGCCGTCCTTCATCGTCAATGTGAGCTTGTTGATGGTCGCGCTGTCGAGCACGACGTCGCCGTCGTCCCGCACGCCGTAGTGCAGGGTCACGCGCACGCCCGTCCAGTCGCGGTCCCATTCGATGGGGGCCAGCATCGGGAAGAGCAGCACGGGCCGGTGGTCTTCCTGGTCGAGCAGGTCCTTGTCGGCGGGGCGCGCGTAGAACGCCGAGCGCAGGCCCGGGCACAGCTCGTCGAGGAAGGTGTTCGGGACCGTGATGCCGATCTTCAGGTCGCAGGCGAGGCGGTCCTCGTCGCCGGCCTTCTCGGTGCGGGTGTTCATGTGCAGCAGTTGGGCTTGCTTCTTGGCGAGACTCCACATGGTGCGGTGACTCCTTTCGGTGGTGATGTCCTGCGGCCGGAAGGGCCACAGGTCGGGGAGGGTGGTCATGCCGGTGCGAATGGCGGCGCGGCACTGGGATCTCGTCCAAGCACCATTGGCCTGTTCTCGTTGCCCCACTCGCCAGCAAACATCGACGACTGATAGCGCTTCCGATCAGGCCCGTCCTTCGGCACCTTGAAGTACCGGCCCGTCGCTGGCGCGTCGCGCAGCGGGAAGTGCGCGTCCCGCTTCCAGTCGACGTGGGACTGCATGCCGCCGCAGACAGTGCACTGGCACATGAACGGGCTCGGAATCCATGCGTGCATCGTCGCGCCAGTCTTCGGGCCTTCCACGCCGCATCCGAGCCCGATCAATTCCACGCTGTTGCAGCGCTCGCAGCGGTACTGGTAGACGGCGTGGACCATATCGTTCCGCCCGTCCACTGCGTCGCGGATGTCCTCGATAGTCGGAATGGTCACGCGGCAGCCTCCTCTTCCACTTCCTGCGCCTCGATCACGCCCCGCTCGATCCAGTGCGCGCCGATGGTCGCCGGCAGGGACGGCGGCAGGGCCTTGAGCGTGCCAAGCACGAGCACGCTGTCCACCTCGCCCGTGTCGCCGAGCACGTCGAGCCAGCCCAGCGCCTCGCTGCGTCCGCGCAGGTCCAGAACGTCGAACCGGTCGAGCACCATGATCCGAAGCTCGGAGAGGTGCGCGATCGCCTCGCAGATCAGCGCATCGCACCGCCACCGCTCGGACTCGGAGAGCAGCCGGTAGTCCCGCCCGTCCGCGGTGATGGCCATGTCCTCGGCGATGCGGACCGGCTTCCATCCGGCATCCGCGGCCGACTGGGCGAGCCGCTCGTTGATCGGCCCCAGCGCTTCCGACAACAGTTCGCCCGGGATGCCGTCCGGGGCCAGGGCCTCGGCGATCTTCGACCATGCGCACAGGTCGGCGTGATGCCGGCGGGCGTCCTTGGTCTTCCGGTCGGCGGCCTCGAACTGGTCGTGCGCCGCCTTCAGTCCGCGGATCTCCTCGCGCACGCTCTGCGCCTCCACCGACAGCGAGCCGATGGTCTGGCGGATCACCTCGGGAGAGGATGCGTCCGCAGGCTTGACCGGCGCGTTGTGCTCCATGATCTGCGCCTCGGCGGCCGCATGCTCGGCCGCGTTGCGGTTGCCCTTGTGACGGGCAAGGACGGTCTCGGCGGTCTGCACGGCCTTGGCAAGCTCCGGCAGGCGCCCTGCGGCCTCGGGATCGTGCGGCACTGGGTCCGGGGCCTCGTACAGGGCAAGCCCGCCATCCTGATGCACGAGCACGGTCCCGCACGACGGGCAGGCGCAGGTCTTGGGCGCAGGAGGTGGTGCAGTGCCCGCCGCGGCTCTCGCTGCGTTCAGCGCCGCCAGGCAGGCTGCAAGCTGGTCCTGCGCCCGGTTCACGAGATCCTGGTGGGCGGCGAACTCCTTGGCCTTCTCCCGCAGCTCGGACAGCTTCGCGGCGTACTGCTTCTCCCGGCTGGCCTCGCTCTCCGCCGCACCGAGCCTGCGCTGGGCGTCCGCGATGGATGCTTCGAGGCTGGCAAGCTTGCCGTCTAGTCCATGCAGGTGCGCGGCGTCGTCGGTCTTCCAGTCGCCTGGGTCCGCCTTCCATTTCGCGGCCTTCACGTCGCCGTATGCCTCACCGGTCACGGCCTTCCATGCTCCCCGGGCTTCGCTCACCCGCTTGCTGGCTTCCTTGCAGGCGTGTTCGAAGCCGGCTCGCAGGATCGGTGCGAACTCCTCGACCAGCCGCGCGTCGCAGCCGCGGGCCTCCAGCCGCTTGCGGATGCCGGCCGGGTCGCGCGAGACGTTCATCAGGCCGAAGAGGAACGTCCTGCGCTCGTCAGCCGTCGTGTGTGCGAACCGCGCGGCGTCCAGCACATACGGCAGGGCAGGATCGGTCTCGGTGCCCGCAGCGCTGTCGCTGACCTTGCCGGCCGCCGTGATCGACACCACGACCGGCTCGCAGCCGTCGCGCTCGACGGTGACGCTGGCCGACTTGGCGCCCTTGTGCACGAGGGCGGGGTATTCCTTCTTCAGCCCGACGCGGACCGACTCCGCGCACAGGGCGAGCCGCAGTGCCTCGGCGAGGCTCGACTTGCCGGCGCCGTTCGCCCCGGCGATGAGGGTGACTCTGTGCCGCAGCGTCAGGTCGACGTGGCGGATGCCGAGGTAGTGCTCGGCGTGGATGCGGGTGATCTGCATGGCGTTCCTTGGGTGTGGGTGGGGCGGCGTCGATGCGTTGCGAGTCCGCGACGGCCGTTCATTCCTTGCCTCGTCCGGCTCCCGGGCGCGCTGGTTTCCCATGCGCGCGGGGATGCCGCGCTAAGTGTCCGGCGTTAGATCGCGCCGCCCCGTGGTCGTTACGTCTTGTGCGTTCCCTCGACGCCGCGCTGCATGCGCTTGAGCGTGCGCGAGTGCAGCCAGTGCAGCGCCTCTTCGATGTGGGTCAGCGCGCAGGCGTTCTCTTTGCACGAGAACGGGCCGGCCTGGAAGCTGCGCAGCCGGTCCGCGACGATGGCCAGCAGCGCCTCGTGCGTCACGCCGTTGACTCCGGCTTCCGGGATCGTGCCGTTCTGGAAGAGGATCGTGGTGTGCTTCGCCGGCTCCGCGTGACGCGTCACGAACGGATCGCTCGGATTCGTGCTGGAGTCGAACCCCTCGACCATGTACAGATGGTTCGCGCCGCCCGCGCCGGGCTCGTCGACGACGTTGATTGCCAGCCGGTCGTTCACGGGGTTGACCTTGTGTTCCGTCAGTTCACGCATTGCACTGCTCCTGTCATGCCCTCGCGGGCGAAATCGTCACTCGGCCGCGATGTCCCGCGCCGGCCTGCGCGCGGTGCGCTGCTGCGGCTGCTGCACCCCGTTGCGCTTCTCGATGGCGGCGTCGACCGCGGCCTTCGCTGCCGGCCCCAGCTCGGCCGCGAGGTCCTGCGCCCCGGCGTCGTCGCCCTTGGCCACCAGCGCGAGCGCGTCCTGCAGGCTCGGGCCGGTCGGGGCGTCGTCTCCCGTGCGCTCGATGCCGGCTTTCAGGTCGGCGTCTTGGCGGGCGTCGGGGTTGGTGCCGGTCTTCTCTGGCGTGTCCTTCGTCCTGTCCTCGACCTGCCCGCCTCCGGTCTCATCGCCGCCCATGCCGCCGTCGTCCTCGACGACCACGAACTCGCCGTCGAAGTGCGCGGGCGCCCCCTTGTCGGCAGCGTCGATCAGCTTCTCGGCGTTCTGGATCTCGATGGAGCGCGGCAGGTACTTCGCGATCCGGCGCACCAGCGTCTTGCGCCACATCTCGTCCCAGTTCTCGATCCACGGCGTGTCCGCGCGGTTGTATCGCTGCGCCGTCTTGTAGCCGGAGGACCCGTCGCGGATCTTCTCGACGTCGGCGCGAGACATCCACTCGACGTGGTGGCTGCCGTCCTTGAACCGGGCCACGCCGTAGACGAGGATCGGATCTCCGCGCGGGCCGTCGAGCCGCGGCTTGTGCACCAGCTTCTCGTCGAGACCGAGGGACAGGTCGAAGGCGTCGTGCTCGTAGACGATCTGCACCGACACGCTCGACACCTCGCCGGAGTTGCGCGCGAGCTTCAGCAGGCCCCGATAGTCGGGAATCATCTGCACCTCGACCGTGCCCTGCTTCTTGTTCTCGTAGGGCACGAGGTGCGCGTCGACACCGGGCTCCAGGCCGATCTTGCTGGCCTGCATGACCGCGTTCACGAAGCTCGCCGGGTTGCGCCGCGCGGCCTGCGCGAGTTTCGCGTTCGTGCGCATCATTCCGAAGGCGAGCTTCGCCATGCGCTCCTTGGTGATGTGCGCCGGCAGCACCTGGCCGATGCCGGACAGCGCCTTGTTCAGGGCCTCCACAGCCGGGTTCTGCGTCGCCTTCGTCGGCGCCTGGTCGGTCGCCACTGCCTTCAATGCCTGTCCTGCGCTCATCGTGCTGTCCCCTTGCGTGGTAGGTCGTATCGGAAGAAACGGCTGGCCTTGCTGCACTCCGCCGCGACGTCCGGGTGCCGGCTGCGCACGGCCTCGCTGTCGATGCGGATCTGTTCCTGGTACGCGACCGTCATCGCCGGCAGGCCCGCCACCGTGATGACGTGCTTCGGCTTGCGGCTTGGGATCGCCAGCGCATCGGACCCGAGCACCCGCACGCCGATCTGGTACTTCAGTTCCTCGATCTGCGCGCCGGCCGCGGACTCCTTCGACTTCGCTTCCTTGTAGGCGGCGAGCAGACGGGTCAGATCCTTGTCGGCCTCGATGATCGTGTCGGCGTCGCGGCGCATCAGCCGGTAGACGTCGGTGAGCACGATCGGCTCGGGCGGGACGCGCTGCAGTACGTGGTGTGACCAGAAGGCGATTGCCTTCGCGCGGATCCCGGCAATGGTCTCTTCGTCCCGGCGCAGGTCGTAGGTCACGAGGTTGTCGGCTCCGAAAAGCGCGGCGAAGATGCAGCGCTGCCGGCCGGTGACCATCAGCCCGTACATGGCCTGGGCCGCGTAGTGCACGGGGATCTCGTCGGTATCGATCTCGCCCCACTCGTCGGCCGCGAACGGGTGCACGGTCTTCACCTCGATGTTGACCGTCTCGCCGTCGATCACGGTCTCGGCGTCCATCTCGGCCGCCATCCACGTCTACTCGGGGTCACGGTAGCGGGCGCCGCGCGCGGTGATCTCGTAGCCCAGTTCTTCGGCCAGCATATCGATCACGACCGGCTCGAGCCTTTTCCCGCGGCGGAAGAGTTTCTCCTTCGCGGCGTCCGGGGCGATGCCCTGGCCGATCTTCTCGAAGTAGACGTCGACGGGCGTCTTGAACTTGGAGAGCCCAAGAATCGCGGCCACGTCCGAGCTTCCGAGATAGGTGCGCCGGTCAAGCTGGCCGACGTCCTGTGGGGCGGTGATGTCGTTCACGCCGACCACCCGAGCACCAGCACCAGAAACCCGGTGAGCAGGAAGAATCCGACGATTCCCCACAGCACGATCCCGGCCCCGTTGCCGTACTCCTCGTCGATGGGCCCGTGCATGCCCGCCTCGTGGCGGGTGCGGTTGAAGCGCAGGGTGTTGTTGCTGTAGTCGCGCAGGGTCTCGGCCTCGCGCAGGGTGCGGTAGGTCGCCATCATTCCTCCTCGGCCTGCTCGACCTTGGTGACCTTGGCGCCGCCTTCGCTGACGTAGATGTAGCCACCAACCAAGCTGCCGTTGCGGCGCGACCGCCAGCACATGATGTTCCAGCGCATCGCCCATCGGCTGCGGCCAATGTGGCGTCGTGAACTGCTCACCCTGCTGACGATTCCCCAGCGCCGCTCGCGGCCCGGCTCATCGATCTGCACGACGTCGCCGGCCTTGACCGGGCAGGCCGCCTTTGCGTAGCGGGCCTCGATCTTCCGCGTCAGGTCGTTGACGCGCGTCACGATCCTGTGTTCTTCGTCTGCCAGGCGCCTGCACTGCCGCGCGAGATCGACAGCAAGCTGGGCTAGGCCCTTCGCGGATTTCGGTGTGCGGGTGCTCATCATTCCTCCTTGTCGTTGTCCAGCCCCATCCAGCCGCAATAGCCCGCCACGTCGATCCCGATCAGCACGCCCACGCACAGCGCGATGGCAGCGATCACGACGACGAGCCAGATGTCGACCGTCATGACTGCGGCTCCCGTGCATCGTCCTGCTCGTGCTGCGTGGCGATCTCCTCGGCCACGTCAGCGATGCTGTTGAGCAAGATGCCGGCCGCCCCGTGGTAGCCGGCTGCGTTCAGGCGGCGGTTGAGCAGGCGCACGACGTCCGTCACCTGCACGCGGGCCAGGGCGAGGCGGGTGCGCGAGTTCACAGCACCGCCTCTGGGTCGAACAGGTGATCCGTGCGGGACGCCATGCTCCGGTGCCCGTCCGCCTCCAGCTCGGCCCGCTTGGCTTCGGCGGCAGAGTCGCGGATGTCGGCGTAGGTCTGCGCGTCAGCAGCAGCGCGCTCCAAGTCCAAGCACATCTCGTCGTGGTCGCAGCCTCCAGCTAGGATGCCGAGGACGGACGCGAGGGTGCGCAGCGGGTCGGCGGACTTGCGGATCGCCTGAGACAGGCGGCTCGCGTCGGTGAGGATGGCGGCGCTCATGCCGGCACCATCGCGGCAGCCAGCGACTCGACGCGCTCGCACCCGTTGTGCGGCACGAAGCGATAGAAGCGCGAGCCATCGGCGTTCGTCAGGGCGTACTGGTCGGGCAGGAAGTTTCCGGGCGTCGGGACCTTCGCAAGAATGCGCAGGGTCATGAATCCGACCTTCACCGTTTCGCCCACCTGCCAGACCTGCTTGCTGTGCTTGACCATCGTCGTCTCCCAAGGCCCGCGGGGTGCGGGGATGGGAGGACAATAGCACGCTAATATCCGAAGCGCAATAGCCGGCTAATGTCATAACGCAAAAAAAGTCCGGCCGGCGCCGGACGCACGCATTAGCATCCTATTGCACGCGAAATATCAGTGTGCTAATCTGCCGCCCATGAAACCGACCGATCTCCTCACGCATTTCGAGACGCAACAGGCTGCGGCCGATGCGATCAAGGTGACGCAGGGCGCGATCTCGCAGTGGTTGAAGGCCGAGCGCATTCCGTGGCAGCGCCAGTTGCAGATCGAGCGCATCACAGGCGGCGCACTGAAGCACAACCCACAGGACGTGCCCGAGCACCTGCGCGAAACGATCCCCGCCCCCTCGCAGGAGGCCGCAGCGTGAGGGCGCTAGGCGAGACGGTAGTGACGTGGTTCGCCGCTCTCGCGGCCGGCGTCGCGCTCGTCATCGTGTTTCTCGGCGTCATCGTCGCGCTCGTCATCGTGTTTCTCGGCGTCATCGTCGCGAAGATGTGGCCGCTGCTTCTCGCGCTGGCCGCATTGAAATGGTTGGCGTCATGACCCGAATCTCCCTCCCGCACCCCGTGGCGCTCCACACGTCGCGCGGCGTACACGGTCCGTGCGCTTGCTCCTCCCGCCGGGCGTCCACCCCGGTGCAGGCGCGGTGCGGGAGGGGGACCCCTTGAGCGAGGTCGTCGAACTCGACACGCCGGGAGCGATGATCCGCTGGGCGCGTCTGCAGGCCGGCATGTCGCAAACCGATCTTGCGGCCGAGCTGGGCGTCCCTCACCCGCAGGTCTCGAAGTGGGAGCGCGACCGCGCCTGCCCGACGACGCGCAGTTTCATCAACGCCTGCGCAGCGTGTGGCTTCAACGTCGTGCTCGAGCCGATGGATGGGGGCGGGTGACATGTCGCCAGTGTCGCCGCCGCTCGACGCACATGCACGCAACTGCGCGCCTCGCCTCGTGCAGGCCCTTGCGCGCGTGCCCGTCAAGAGCATCGCGGACGCAATCGGCAAGGACGAGAGCGTCGCATCCCGGGTGCGCAGCGGGGAGGCCCGCCTCACCCTGCACGAGTTCTGCGCGCTCATCGATCTGGCCGGGCAGAAACTCGTCGGCGCCGACAACGTGTGCGTGAGCAAGGACCGCTATTCCATGCTCGCCGGCATCGCCTCGGCCGCCATGTCGAATCCGTCGATCGTGCAGCAGCTGGTGTGGGAGGACGAGAAGTGACCGGCGACGTCGAGACGCTGCGGAGGGTGGCGTGATGACTATCACATGCCCTCATTGCAACGGCGAGCGGTGGGTATGCACCTTCTTCAACAACGGCCCGGACTACCGGACCCATACGAGCGGGTACGTCGAGTGCTCGACGTGTTCCGCGACGGGGGAGATCGAGCCAGAGCACGCCGCACGCATTCAGGCCGGCGAGCGCATGCGTCAGCAACGGATCGAGGCCGGCGAGTCACTGAACGCCGC